CCGTTGTGATATCGGAATGATATATCAGGGACAAGCGCCAAAACAACATTTAGGGTTTCCCCTAGTAAAAAATCTGCAAAACGGTTTGACAACCCATAAAAACCTATTTAAAGTCACCCCTAGCGATATCACTTTGATATCGTTCAACTGCCTAATCAAGGAGATTGAAAACATGAAAAAAACCATCAACCGCAACAACCTACACATTGGCCAATTGGTCGCAGTTAGTACGCACCCGGAGGGCCAGGTGTACGCGATCTGCGCAGTCGAGGGCAATAACGTCCTGCTGCAATGGCGCGAAGGCAAATCGCAAACTCGTTGCACTCACGACCGCGACGGCCTTTATGCACCGACACTAGATCAAATCGAATACACGATTGAATTCGTCGGAGCATTGGTTACCCGCACCGATATTGAAAACTGGAATTAAAACCAACCGGGGGCTGCGGCCCCCATCAACTACTCAGAAAGAGAGATTGAAAATGGAAATCAAAAACGACTCAATGTGTTCCAACGAAGTGCGCAAGGCAGGACTCCTGCTGGTCAAAGCCGCAGAGTTGGGAATGGATGTCACAGGGTACGGCGAACTAGCCGTAAACAATAGCTTTGGGAATGTGTACCTCTGGTTAGAGGACTATTCGTTCTCGTTGTATATCGGCCTCGGATCTGATCGCGTCATTGCTTGCTGGTCTAGCTCGGAAGATGGCCGCGAAGAATTCTACCCTCTGGAGGATTGCACCTCACTTGATACTTTAGAGGACTGGGCCGCATATTGTCAGCGCGAAGATGAGCGAATCCACGCATGAAGCACCTCGCATATTACCGAGTCAGCACAGACCGCCAGGGCCAGTCTGGCCTCGGTCTGGAAGCTCAGCAGGCGTCTGTGGCGCAATTCCTGGGCCATGCGCCAGACCTAGAGTTTGTCGAGGTGGAATCAGGACGCAACGCAGACCGCCCGCAATTGGCCGCAGCTCTGGCCGAGGCGAAGCGCTCCGGCGCCGTCCTGGTAGTGGCCAAGCTCGACCGCCTGGCGCGTGATGTCAAGATGATCCTCGCAATTGTGGATTCTGGGGTCTCTGTCCGATTTATTGATCTGCCGGACATTGACACCAGCACAGCCACGGGGCGGCTTATTTTGACCGTCATGGCCTCCCTGGCAGAGTTTGAAGCCCGACGGATCAGCGAGCGCACCCGGGACGCCCTAGCGGCCAAGAAAGCCCGCGGCGAGCGCTGGCAGTCTGGCGACCCTGCGAAGGGTGCAAGGGCTGCGGCTGTGGCCAGGTTGGAAAAAAGCCTAGAGCGGCACCGGGAGATCGCCCAGACAGTCGGGCAGCTCCAGGCGTTTGGCTGCCGATCGCTGCGTCAGATCGCCCGCGGGCTGGAAGCGCGAGGGATTAAAACCATCACCGGCAAAACCACCTGGCGACCGGCTCAGGTGGCCGCAGTCCTGGGGCGTATGTGATGGAGCTGGTCTTAAAGATCGGATTCTGGCTGGGCGTGGTCTTGCTCTGGATTCTCTGGGGCATTGCCCACGACCCGACGGTCAAGGCCGACCGCAACAAGCGCAAGCAGGAAAAACTAGCAATGGATTTCCACACAAACCTAGAAAGAGGAGCACCACGCGATGAGTAGAGATTACCTAAAAAAGAACGAGTACACCGGCGACCCGTTGTGGCTGGAGTACTTGGGGGCAGCTGTTTTTGCTCTGTTTATTATTCTCGTCTTAATGATCTGAGGAAAACATGGACAACATCAAACAATTAAGGCCGCAAGGCCAGGCACCGGCTCGCCCTGTGAGCTTGTTGGATGGTAAACCTTACACGGTCGCAGCCAAGACCAACATCCGGGAGACATTCCGGAAGATGGGTTGGGTCGGGCCAGAGGAGAAGCGGATCAGAAGGGGGCAGCCATGACACAAGAGAGGTGGATTCTCAACGCCCTGATTCAGCGCAAGACCCGAGGGCTGACAGCGATTGACGCCCTGCGCGGCTGTGGCTGTTTCAGGCTGGCGGCCAGGATCAGCGAGCTGAGAAAGGCGGGGCACCGAATCACGACCGAGGCGGTCATTGCAAACGGCAAGGTTTTTGCCAGATACCGAATCGTTTTGAAAAAGAGGAGCAAAAAATAATGGTCGGAAAATTAACCAGGGACGATCAGGCAAGCGCTTCAATGCTTCCCTCGATCATGGGCATAAACAAGTACGCAACCCCGAATGATGCGCTGATGCGGGCCATTGGTGCCATTCAAGGCCGAGAGCGCGAAGACTTCAAAAATGAGGCGATGGGGTGGGGCGACACTTTCGAGGCGATCATTCTCAAGCAAGCGGCCCTGCGGCTCGGTCTGGACAATCTTGACATCAGTCACGACCAGCCATTCACGCACCGGGATCTGCCGCTCTCTTGCTCGCTAGACGGCACGGCATACGGCCGTGGCTTACGGGTCACCACAGACCAGGAGCGGGGCATCTTTGTGATGGGGCAAGACGAAATCATTCTCGACGGCATGGGCGTGCTGGAGGCCAAGCTAACCGCGGCAGATGTCGAGGATTCCCCGCCGCTCTGGCGCGGCCCGGTTCAGCTCCAGGCGCAAATGGACATCATGGAGGCCAAGTGGGGCGCAGTCTGCACCCTATACCGGGGCGTTACCCTGCGGATCTACCTGTTTGCACCCCATGACGGCACCCTCGCAGCCATCCGCGCAGCGGTCTTAGACTTCGACCGCCGGCTCCATGCGTACCGCCAGGACGGGGTCATTGAGTACTACCCGCCCGCGGATTCGGCCGACGCAAACCGCGCCTGGCCGGCCGCAAACGAGGAGTCCGAGCCACTATGGCTACCGGCCGCTGATGAGGCGCTAGTTTCCGAGCTGCAAATTGAAAAGGATAAGATCAAAGCCGCGGAAAAAAAGATCGACGAGATCGAGAAGAGCATAAAAGAGAAAATGAAAGACCACCCATCCGCCATTGCCGGCAAGTATGAAGTGCGCTGGCCCATGCGGTATTACAAGGCGCAGCCGTCTAAGATCGTGCCCGCGACAGAAGCCAGGGCCGTGCGTCAGTCAACACTTACAATCAAAGAGAGGAAAGTATGAGCAACGTAGTGAGTCAAGGTTTTGCGCCCGCCACACTGGACGAGGCGATGAAGTTTTCCGAAATGCTTGCGCGATCCAGCATGGTTCCTCGCGCCTATCAAAACAAGGCAGAAGACATCCTGGTCGCCTGCCAATGGGGGCGAGAGATTGGCCTAGCACCGATGCAGGCGCTCCAGAACATCGCGGTCATCAACGGCAAGCCATCAGTCTACGGCGATGCAGCAATGGCGCTAGTCCAGGCAAGCGCTGTCTGTGATGGAATCGAGGAGAGCTTTGAGAACGAGGACACCATGAGCATGGTCGCTGTCTGCGTGGCGCACCGCAAGAACCGAAAGCCAGTCGTGGCTAGGTTCAGTATTGCAGATGCGCAGCGGGCCGGACTATGGAATAAGCAAGGGCCGTGGACGGCATACCCAAAGCGGATGCTCCAGATGAGGGCTCGCGGCTTTGCCCTGCGGGACGCCTTCCCTGATGTTTTAAAGGGGCTCATCACGGCAGAGGAGGCGCAAGACTACCCATCAGATCAGCCAGCCAAAGACATCACGCCAGCCAACCCGCTTGACGCCTTGCCTGCGCCGGTTTCACCGCCAGAAAATTTCAACGGTACTTGGTCGCCTGATATTGAGGAGCCTGAAACCGTGGTGGTCAATGAGCCAGAGATAGTCGAGGTTGAGGTTGTGGCTGAACCAGAACTCAACCGCAGCTGGACACTACACATCCCAGGCAAGCCTGAGCAAACTTTTGCAACGCAACAAGAGTGGTCAGATAATTACGAAGAGATCTGCGCTAAGGTCATGGCCGCCAAGCTGGAGCCGGCAGCCAAAGGCGAGAAGTTAGAGCAGCTAAAGAACGCTAACGCGGCAGAGTTTAAGCGCATGGACATAGACCGCAGGCTATCCCACACTCAGGCTTATGCCAAGCGCAGGGGAGAGTTAGGCTTCGTTTAGGTACAGGGCGCGCTCGTCTTTGCGCCGCTTGACAAGGCCGGGGAGCTCACGCCCTCCGGCTTTTGTCCATGCCATGAAAGCCTCAGCTGCTTCGGCAAACTCTCCGCGGTTATGCTTCATACGGATGGTGCTTCGCTGGAGATTTCCGAGTCCGACATTGAATGAAAAGCTAACAAGGGCATCGAAGCGGCCTTGAGTGAGGCCAGCAGGGCAAAGTCGTAGCACTCCTCGCTCAAAGCCTGCCAGGTCTTTAGATAGGATGTCGTCCACTTCTGCCATTGAGAGAGTTCGATCCCATCCGTCAGGGATTGGAAGTGTCTTGCGGTCATTCAAAGGTATCCTAGTATGAGCGGGATCAATAACGTGACCGACACCAACAGTCCACAGTAGAGCAGGGCAGCGATACGGACGAAGTTTGGTTCCTTCATGATGCTTAATCATTTCAATTGCTTGGGAACTTACACGCATGGACTATGAATAAGAATAAAGAGTTCCAGATTCCCGCCAGCACAAGACTTGTGACTACCGGGTGCTCGTTAAATATGACTGCAAACTCGGTCACTTCTTAGCCCATCCGCGGCTGCCAAACCAGTATCCCACGATCCCGCCGAGCATGGCCATTTCATCCTGACTGAACACCACGTCGGCAAACTTGAGCACGTCGTCGATGTTATTGATAACGCCCGGCA